CAATTAGCTCGGCTGCTTTCAGCCTGTCCTTGGCTGATATCTGCTTTGTTACCGTCCTCGCTCGGCTCATGCCGTCGCCAGTGCCTTCTGTCACGATGACTTCCTCATCAATATCTCCCCGCATTGCCTTAGCAAGAAATGCCTCTGCTTCTTTAGCTGTGGCAATCGTATCTTCAAACTCACGCTCTCTGATTTCAGCGATGTAGCTTTTTATGTCAAGTTTAGACAAGAGCTGGCTAGCTATTCGATTAGCCGTTTTCTTACTGTATCCCGCCCTAATCGCAGCTTGTGTGCCATTTAAATCAACCAGGTATTCAACACAAAAGCGCTTTTGTTTCGGTGTCACGCAAACACCTCCTTTCTGACAATACTTATGAAACTCAAAACCATACCCTAGCGTCTGTCTACAGTAGCGGTCTATTCATGGTAAATTGGAGGATTCCACGTTCACTAAGGTATGGTTTTCAATCACATAATTTTGGGTATAAAAAAACACCAGCCAGAGAATCAACAAAAGGACTGGTGTTTTCTTATTCGGTTTTACAGTTTCTAGCGGTAAGAGTGTGTGAAACTGAAAGGAGGCTTTCGTTGAGGTGTACCCAGTTCTCAACTACTCACATATACATTATCGCATATTAGAAACGAATGTACCGTTACTTTCCGAACGGCTAAGCAATTCATCTAAATCTTCTAAGGCTCTCTTATGCATCTTAAGCCTTGCAGTATCTGCATTCACGATATTATGACTGGTGGATAGGGCGTCAGCGATATATGCCCAGGTGCATCGGTGCTCATACCGAAGAATTAAAAGAGTCGCATGGCGCCCGTCTCTAATCTGACTGACTGTCATCTCTACCGAATTCTTCAGTGCCCTCAAATGCTTTAACCGTTCATAATAGCGGATAATATCATCCTGAATGCGTATGATCACATCGCTCAAGTCGCCTGGCACTCCACCACTGACCCTTACTGCATCATAACGGGTAGCGCCCAACGTATCCTTTTCATGTTTCAAAGCGGACAGGGTAACCTCTACTTCTCTGATGCGGGCATTGATGCCAATCAGCTGGCTTACATATTCCTTTGCTGTCATGACTACCTCCAGGTGCGCTTCTTCTTAACATCAATCAGTACAATACGGTTGGAAATCTTGAACCCAGCTAACTTTGCGGCCGCCTTGCATATTAGAATAACCAAGTTTACTTTGTTATCGTCTGCCGATAGGTTGTCCATAGCCTCATCCGCTGTAGGATCCCGATAGCCTTCATTATTCATAACCTTCTCCCACTCTTGTATTCCATGCCTTCACAAGATGCTCTGCACAATCTTCAAACACATCTCTCATTGATACCCCACACCAACGACAAACGATATGAAGCCGAAGGTCTGGAGTTTTATCAACCAAGGCAACATCACGCCCACAAAACGGACAAGGCTTTAGTTTCATTTTCATATTATTCCTCCTAATCTAACACGACTTTATAGGGGCATTCGCCCTCTTCGCAGTACTCATTAAACACAGGGACTGACCAATTCAACATAGCCACACGATAAGGACATGCTTCGATATTATCGAGGTTGCATTTGTAACAACGCTCCTCTTGTACAACGGCCATGAGGTCCAGGAATGTGTCATTGCTATCATCCGCTTCTTCAGCGGTTAATTCAGATTGCGCCAGCACTTTGATGTCATGGTGATAAATAGCCCGTTGAAGCTGTTTCCTCTGCTCAAAGGCAACGTCATCCAGCACGCCATGGAATACAGCATTAAGGTGTTTATAGGCAGACTTCACACGGCCTCTCAATTTGTTATCCATAAGATTAGCGCTGAAATTATCGACAATATCTGGCAATCGGCTGATTAGCAATGCCAGGATCATCATCCGCTCCCTGTCATATTTATTAAAGTACTTAGTCGTCATGCCGATATTCCCCCAATACCTCTGCCAACGTATCAGCGTATGTCTTAGCGGCATTCTTCGTTACAACGTCAACGAAGCATAACTGGAAGCATACAAAGGCAGCTAGTATGCTGGCCACAACAACAAATACAGCTAACCCTATCATGACAGATTGTAGAATCAGGCCAACCGCTATACCAGGTAACAAGGTAAACATAACTAATGCCCACATAGTTACTTGCCTCCGTTCAATTCATTAGACTGCCAAATGGATTTATTAATATCCTCTACTATCTTGTTAGGATCCTTGAGGCCGGCCCTAAATCTGTACTTCAATAAGTTGCCTTTGCACCAACCTCGATACTCCTCTGGTGTTAGCAAGAGCTTCACCACATCCTTAGCTTCCAGGCCGTCCCATATCTCATAATGCTTTGGACGATTTACATTATCGTATTCTGCTTTATTCATAGTTACCTCCCTGTACTTCCGAATCCGCCAGTACCTCGTTCTGTATCAGATAATTCATCAACCTCTACAAAGGCGTCAATCGTTCCATTAGCTAGATAGCATTGGCCAATACGATCGCCAGCTTTGATGATGGTCTTGCTGACGCCTATATTGTCTAGAATCAATCCAATCTCACCCCGGTAATCGGAATCTATAATGCCGATACCATTAGCTAATCTAATATTCGTTTTTGCCCCTGTGCTGGACCTTAGAGCAATCATTAAGGCATTTCCACCAGGCACCTCCACAGCAAGCCCTAGAGGGACGATTTGGCCAAGCATTCCGCCGATTAATTCGACGTCATCAGGGCAAATAAGGTCGAAGCAAAAAGCTCCTTCCGTTTTTCTCACGGGAGCCTGTGCTCCTTCCCGTAATTTCTTGTATTTTAGTATAGCCATGGGCCTAACTCCTTTATTTCAATCTCACATCGTGGGTTCTCTTTATCAAGACCTGCAATGCATGATCCGTCATAACTCACGATGTATTTATCATCATCATAAATTCCAGCCTTTTGTAATATGTCGCTGGTCGCTTGTAGTAGTCCTATCAGGTCGGGCCACCACTTCCTGTCCGGGAGATAGTACCGAACAATCAGCTGTAATGAACCAGCATAATGCAACGTGTCATAGTCTTTAAGCTGATCTAATGCTTTTCTTTCATAAACAACAAATGCTTTCGATGGTAATGGTTTGTGAAACTTGCCAACACGCACAATTCTACTGCTGTTCTTCTTGGTGGCCGGTCGACCCAATATGACCAGGACTGTATTCTTATCAATCATCATCGTGCACCCCATGTCATCACACAGTAGATGCACCAGACGGCCAACAAGACCACAGCACTCGCAATGAGAAGTCTGGTGAAGCGTTCCTCCACCATATCCAATAGAAAGCCCCGCCACCCTGTGATGCGGTGTCTAACACCCCACCGTTCCCAACAATGTCGACAAATATGATCGTGTTGCGATTGGTTGAGCGTGGTCAACTTACGCCCGCAACAGTAACAATGCTTGTGCATAGCTCCTCCTTATTCCACTCTATCAATCTGCGCCTCGCAACAGTCATCAAGAGAGCTGGTCTCCCATTCCTCCCGTGCCATGCGTTCAGCTTCTGCCTGGGTGCAATCTTCAAATTCATAATCTGTATAGCCACTAAAGTAAATCCTTACATTCACTGTCTCCAGCTTTTGCGTCTCTTCTTTATATGACTGTTCAATGTCGTCCAGTAATTCTTCACGTGTCATTGGCTAGCTCCTTTCTGTTTGTTTCGCAGAATCCGTTGTTTAGAATGCCAATTATGTCTCGCCTTTTTACATTCAGGACTGCACAATGTCTGTCTCGCATCAGTTGGTTGAAACTCTTTTCCACAGAATATGCATATTTTCTTAGGATGCACTTTCTTAGCCGTCCGCTGGCGATAGCTTGTTGAATTCCATACCTTCTTGTTAAAGCAATCGGTGCAGAACATAGATGGCCCTTCTAGTGGTGAAATAGGCTCCCCACAGGCCATACATAATCTAGCCCCGCTATCAATTAATTTCTCCCGTCTAGCCTTGGCCATTTCTACCCAGGTCAACTGCTTAAATTTCACTGGCGGTTTACCAGCCTTTTGAAGATCCATACACGATTGACACACGGTCTCGCTTTCGCTGTTATCTGGATTGAATCTCTTGTTGCACCGGTGGCAATTTCTTTCCATTAATCTAGTCTCCTATCTCTACCGTTTACTTTGAATACTGTGCACATAGCCGCCACACGGCTCATAATGCGATTACCCTGTTCCCCCATTCGTTTCTCTAACTGCTCCATTGAGAAGTTAGAGGTAATGATGGTCTTGCGGCGGTTGATGTAGCGATCATTTATAATATGGAACATGCGCTCGCCGACCCACTCTGTGAACTTTTCAGCGCCCATATCATCCAAGACCAATAAATCCGTATTGAGTACTTTATTCATGATCTTGTCGAGCTGTTCTTTGTTATTCATATTATCCCGGAGGATTCCGAGTAGGTTAGGAAGGGTAAAGAATACGCCCGCATCATGCTGTGTCCAAACCTGTAATGTTGCTATCGCTATATGTGTCTTACCGCACCCAGTGCCTCCATACAGGAACATGCCTTTAGGTGTGGCATTAATAGCTACTGCTTTCGCATATTCAATAGCTCGCTCATTTTCACGCGTGTCTAGTGTTTCAAACGTCATTTCCTTATAACCAATAGGAATCTGTGCATTACTAGACATGAGTACTTGTCTAAATACCCTCTGATAATTGGCATACTTCTTGCATTGTCGAAGCAGTAAATGACCATCAGTTGTAATTGTTGTGCAATAACCCTTTGATGAAGCCTTACATTCGACTGGATCAGTGCATTTCTTACATGTCACATACCCATTCACAAACGATTGAATGTCAAACTGATTGGACGGATTGTCTATCACTCCTTTGTCCAGTTCAATATGTTCATACTGTAGCGCCTCATGTAGGACCGCATTATCCTTCAATGTACTTGTACTTGCTTCCTGCGACTGGTACTTCTTCTTGAGCCTGTCCATGATCGTTGCGAATCCGTCCATTTGTTTCCCCCTCTCTCGTTGCCAGGTTATTGGCCACTCCTGTGATATATGCAATGCTACGCTTTCCGCTACTAATAGATATGTCTATAGCCTGAATAACTAAGTCATCACCATAATCATTAGCCAGTGCATTCAATTGCTGTACTTCCATCATGCTCAATAAAGGACGGACAAACTTTTGAAAATGGTTGCATACTACATTAGTACTAATGTTGTGTATACATATATCTTTATCTTTGTCTTGTCTTTGTCTATGTATGGTGTCGGTTTGCGTGTCGGTTTGCGTGTCGGTTTGCGTGTCGGTTTGCGTTAAATTATTTAACGCAGTGCTGTTTTGCGTAACATTATTTAACGCAATGCTTAGTAGCTCGTACTCGGTAGACTGGTTGCCTACTCTGGGATAAACCTTTAGCAGTCCATACTCAACCAATGCTTTTCTCGCTCTGATTATGGACGGCTTTGTCAGCCCGGTATATGTCATCAGTACGCTATGAGCAGCATTGAACCTTGGTTTCCATCCGCACGCATTGTTGATCATCATCAGTGCATACCATAGTACAATCGCACTAGTCGACGGTTGATTGAACGTCAACCAATTCCGAAACGCATTTAACTCTGCAATGTACGACTGCATCTCCTACTCCTTGAACATATCCTCGTTGTTAACAATTTCCCCTGTGTCAGGATCCACGAAATCAGGCACTTCATTGCCAGGCGTCACGTCAACCGTTTCACCTTCAAAGTCGGCATCGAAATGGTCGCCTTCATCTTTAATCACACCGCCGTCATTTTGAAGAGCCGTGGATAATTGTGGACCATTCATCATCTCGATGGATAAGATGCCATATTTAGATAAGAGGCGTTTCAGAACCGTCTTGATGGCCATAGTATGGAAATCGGTAAGACCCCATTTATCAGTGCCACCTTTGTAATTATGGGAGTACCTCTTAGCATGGGCTTGCATTTCTTCCAGGGTCATATAGAGATACTTTTCAAATCCATTGGTGAGTTTGAAGTATGCCATATAACCAACTACTGTGTCAGAGGTTCGCTCGCCAAACTCGAACTCACCTGTAAAGCGGTTCACGTTCTTGATTTCACCTTCATAAACCACATCGGCGTTGATATTCTTATATTGACCAGTCCGCATGGCTAATTGAATATAGCCTTTGTAGCCCATTTGGAACTGTGCCTGATTGCCATAAGGGACAATGTAGGCAAATCCAAGGTTTTGATTGATTGGAAGATCTAATGCCGCTGCCATAGCACCAGCAGAAATGACTGTCTTAGGTTCAGCTTTGGCCAAGAGTTTATTATTATTCACGACTGCCAGGAGAGAGGATATAAACCCAGGCGCTTTTTTGCCTAAAAGCTCCTCAAAGCGATTTTTAACTTGCTCTGTACCTAGTAGACCTTTGAGAGTTGTATCCTCGCTTGCAGGCTTTAAATTTGATTTTTTGAGTGCAATTCCATTTGTAGTTGCCATGGTAGGCCTCCTTATTTAATACGTAATTGAGGAGCCAATGCTGGAACCTCCTCTAAAAATTGGTTGAATAAATCTGGGTGAGCTTCGGCAAACGCCTTGTTATTAAACGATGTCCTAGCCTTTGGCTTGGTGTATTTCACTGTATGAGTGCCACATACGCCAACCTGGTTGTTGCCCATCATGTTCATTAGCGCATTCTTAGCAGCATTAGCCGCATATTTTGCCTCTTTCTCCTTAGCCTTCTCATCCAGGTATTGCCGGATATATATCTCGGCGGAGCTAGGGAGTTCTATCAATGTGTCATCATGTGGCTGATACATTGCTTGCAAGGCTTCTGTACATGCCTGACTACCGTTAGTGGCTGGCATTACATCCTTGACTACGAACTCATTCCAGAAGTACTCGCCTTGTGCAATAATCGCCTCAATGACTGCTTCATTCCTTGGGATCTGTTTGTATACGAATGTATTGCCACCAAGTAGGCAGGCAATCCACCAGGATGATTTACCTGTTACGGCCATATAGTGCTGACACTGAATGTAGTATTCATTCGGCACATTATCGCCTTCCCATTCTTCCTTCTTATAGGCTGATGCAGTCTTGCATTCCAGCCCAGCATCGACACCAACGATTTCGCGGTCAATGTTAGCTAGCATCCAAGGGTGCTCATCAGATTGAAGAGTGAAATTATTATTTCTTACTTTCCAGCCTGTTTCTTTTGCAAATTCATCGGCTACCAGAGCCTCCAACTTAGTCCCCCAATAGGTATATTGGTTACCCTCTGTATCAGGTTGTGTGCGGCCT